AAGGCGGAGTGGTGCTGTAAAATCTCCCGCGACTCGTTGTGCCTCGAGCACATGCCGCTCTTCGAGGATGAGAAGAGCGGGGAGACGACGGCGTTGCCGGCGTGGATGATCGCGAACCGACTGGGGCGGAAGCTGCACGAGGAGCCGATCGCCGTGGCGGCAGTCGACCCGGTCGAGGGGACGATTGTGACGACACCAATATTTCGACAGTGCCCGGAGTGGTTCACGTTCAAGAACGGAACGAGTTCGGTGCGGTGTCAAAAAGAAGCCGGACATAAAGAGGGCGAACATCGCGGTTGGCGGGCGAACTGGAAGACCAATGGACGAACCTGACAACCGGCGGGCCGCAGATTTCTTCGTGGAGGCCATGGAGCAGGTATTGGGTCCTCGCATGCGAGATAACGGGCGAGTGGACGACATCTTCTGTCGGCAGGTATGGGGTGCGCTGACAAACGTGGAATGGATCAACGAGCGCGGGCAGAGCGTCCTCTTCACCTTTCGGTCCGCGGCGGCAACGATGGTGTCTCTCCTGGACGAGGGAGACTACGTCGATTGGTACTGTTGTGGGCCGACGGGCGTCGTGTCCGACGAGATCCGGGAAGCCCTGAAAGCGGAAGGATGGGTCCCCGTGATCCAGGCGCTCAAATGAGCGACGACAACGGAGAGCTCAGCCGCTGGTTCCTCTTCCGGCACAAGCTCCAGTACTCGGGCTACCGGCCGCTGAAGTGGCTGGGCACCGCGCTCTATCGATTCGAGCGCCGCGTCCAGGGAGCGCGAGCGGTCGACATGGGGGGCTATAGCGAAACGGCAGGCTCGCTGCGCGTGGAGGGCGCTCGCGGCGGGGTCGACATCAGCTGGTCCGGCGCGTGTCCCGTGCAGGGCTGGGGGACCGTGGACGGGCACATCTGCTACTACCGCTCGCGTGGCGAGGGCTGGGAGTTCTGTGTCGCTGCGGAGCCGGGCGGCAATCCGGACGACGAGGCGGAGATGCAGGTCGTCTTCGACGCTGGCGCCTGGGAGCATCACGAGCGGCCATACATGTTCCCCGACGGGGGCTGGGTGAAGTCCGACGTCTCTCGTCACTGCATCCTGAAGGGGATCGCTCTCTGGCGGGGGAGCACCTCGTGGTGGGGCTCGCGTTGACGGTGCACGGCTTCTATAGGCTCGGACATGACCGAGGCGCCGCCGCGGAGCACATGCGGGCTCACTACATTTTTGCTGCCGCCCGAGAGGTGGTTTCTGGCGGAGCACTCCGGATCGTCACCGAGCGGCTGTTCGGGAACGACAGAGACAATGCCTGGATGCAGGACGAGCTACGGAACTACATCGAAGAAAAAGAAGCGCGACGGCGCGATAGGGAAAGCTGACCATGATCAAGATCCTAAAAGAAGAACCAGTCGTTGCCGTTCTCGCCGAGATGGCACTTCAAGGCCCCGGCCTCCGCGAAATGGCGGAATGGGTGCGCGCCCGTCGTCCGGAGTGCATGCCGGACGAGTACGATCCGACGGACGAGATGTGCTGGGCCACGCTCGTTCCTCACCCGATGACCGAGGCGCCACCCGGAGCGGAACTCCGGGTGCTATCAGGTAACGAGGTCCTCGTCGAACTGGCGGGGCGTAAGTGTTACGACTCTTTCGGGCTGAAGGCGGGACGAAAAACGAATCGCGACTATATCGCGAACACGCAGGCTGGCGAGGTCCCACACGGGTCCATTATGTATCATGCGAAGATGAGCTTCTTCATCGGTGGGCTCTCGCGTCGCATGTCGCACGAGTTGATTCGGCACTACGTGGGTGCCGATCGAACAGAGGAGGGTTCCCCCTCGCAGGAGTCGACCCGCTACGTCGAGCACTCGGGGTGCTACGTCGCGCATCCGGCGATTCTCGACAACGCGGACGAGCTTGCGTTGTTCGCGGGTGCGATGGGGCGCAACTACGCCGAGTATCGTGACTACATACAACGACGCGCTAACGCCTACGCCGATGAACATGGCGGGGAGTGGCCGAAGGGCATGGAGCGCAAGCGCATCTTTGAAAGCGCAAGTCCGTACCTCTCACACGCTTGCGAGACATCGTTCGTCTGGACCTCGAACCCGATCGCGCTCGCTAAGATGTTCAAGGAGCGAGATAGCGAGGCGGCAGACCTCGAGTACCTGCGGCTCGCGCGAAAGTGGAAGCGCATCTGCAAGGAACACTGGCCCAATCTTTTTCCGCAGCCGTGGATGCGGTGACAACGGAGGAGTGGCTATGACGGACGTCGTGAATCACCCGAAACACTACACGCAGCATCCGAGCGGTCTCGAGGCCATTGAGATCTGCGAGCACCTGAGCTTCAACATCGGCAATGCCGTCAAGTATTGTTGGCGCGCCGGCTTGAAGGGACAGGACGCGACCGAAGATCTTCGGAAGGCGCTGTGGTACCTCAAGCGGGAGGAGAGGCGGAACGCGATCCGAAACTTCGTTCCGATGCGCAAAGAAGAGTGGGCGGACATAAGGCCGATGGCCGATCAGTCGGCGGCAGTGGCGCGGTACCTGATGGGCAAGGTCAGCGATGCGGACTGCGCAGACGCTGGCGGCCCAGGGCTTCTGCATCGGCTGTTCACGAAGATCTCGTTGCCGACGTGGATCGATCTGGTCAGTGCCGAGATCGCGCTCCGGTCGCAGCCATGACCACCGTCAAAGTCCATCGGTGGAGCGTGCTCGCCCGCGCAACGGACAAGGCGGGCCACTTAACGCGCACCGCGGAGAGCTACAAGCGAACGAGCGCCCCCCAGTTCGAGCGCGAGGAGCAGGTCATTCGCTTCGTGAACCGCGGGCGCGTGACGCTGAGCTTCGGCGGAGTGCCCATCGTGGCGAGCGCGGACTTCATGTTGCGGTCGGGGCGCTGCGTCGGGAACCCCGACTGGGTGCTCCTGGAGACGGAATTGCCGGCGCTGCGCAAGCTTGCTCGTGCGGCGTTCCCGAGGAAGAAAAAGATCAAGGCGCCGGTCGCACCTGTGTCAGTTGAGGAAGGAAAAGTCGCATCATGACGTCGAGAGATTTTTGCTACTGGCTCCAGGGGTACTTCGAGCTGCAACGTGGGGAGGGATTTACCGTCGCGCAATCGGCGACGATTCGCCGACAGCTTGCGATGGTCTTCAAACACGAGATCGATCCGAGCTTCCCGAAGGAGCAGCAGGCCGCGCTCGACGCGGCGCATCGGCCGCCCATCGATTTGACTGCCGCGCCGGAGTGGCACAGCCTAGGGGAGCCAGGATATGTCCCACCTCCGGTCTATAGATGTTGAAGCGGCTTGCACGTGGCCTCGTGAGGCGCGATTCTTAGAGCCGAAGGAGCACCGAGCATGTCCGACGACTTCGAGGCTGCGCTGCAGGCCATCGCCAAGGTGAGGGGCATCTCTCTCGTCGAGTTGAAGAAGGAGATGCTCGAGAAGGCGATGGGGCTTGGCGGGGCTGAGGCGCCGCGTCCCCCTCGCCGAGAACTCGCGCGCGTCAGCTCAGGCGACGCCAGCGGGGCAACGCGGTCGCGTTCCGAGGCCATCCAGGCGCACCGCGCGCAAGAGTTTCCGGGCTCCCCCGTCGTTCGCTATCGGGACGAAGAGGAGACGCCGGAAGAGGCGCAGGAACGATGGTACGAGGAGGAGGCAGAGCTCATGGACGGGGTCCATGGTCTCGGTGGGTCGACTGCCGGCGGGATCTTCGGCGATGCGGCGATCTCCACGAACATTTACGACCCAGGCGCGATGGCCCGCGGTGATTCTCGGATCGGCCAGCAGGCGAACATCAAGCTTCTCGGCCTCGTGGAGCGCCTCGAGCGGCACCTGGATGCATCGGAGGCGCCCCGCGGCGAGCTGCCGCCCGGATCGAGGCACCAGACGCTCCCCGGTGGTCGCACGCGCCGACTGGGGGCGGGGAACAAGTGACGTCGCCGCGGGGGCCGATCCTATTCACGCGCCCGGACCCGACGCAGTTCGCGCTCCTCGTCGTGAAAACTGGCCGAGGAACCGGAACGGTTGTCGGCACCGAGCATTGCAAGCCGAGTGGCACGGATTGGGCGACGGACGGCGACTTGTGGGACGCGGGGTATGTGCGACGGGATACGGTCGCTAAGTTCGGCAGCGGCATCAGAACCGATCTGGAA